GAAGTCAAACTGCGTGCCGATTAGCGTAGGAACCGCGCACTTAATCTCGAAGTACCCGTACTGCTGCGAGAAACTCGGTGCTGTGCTAAGGAAGCCGCAAATCTGTGGCGCACCGCCGACAGCACCCGATATTCCGCCCGGTGTGTTCTGTATCTGCATGTGCAGATTTGAACCAGACACCGAGTAGATCGGGCTGGCGAGCGGAGTTGCAGGGTTGAACGGGTTTAGTGCCCATCCGTCGTCAATGACGCTGCCATCGGGGTTGTACCACTCTGCCGGCTGCCAGGTTCCGCCAATCGCTGTGTTGCGTGTGTTGTAGAGGCTCAGCGTGTTGAAGTCATCGACAAACGACGCATTTGTAAATACGTTTGTCGCGACCGTCTTCACGGTGATGACATTTGACGCCGGGCCGGTGCCCGCTCCATTGCTAGGAACCACGCGGACTTGGTAGGTCTGCCCCGCCGACATTCCGGTGCAAATGCCGTTCGGTGAAACACTAGAGCCAGCGCCCTGCGAGAACATCCAAGTAAAGAATGCGGTTCCGATGCCGCCGAGGGCATTGATTTGCATCGGTCCGTCAGGCTGGCCGGCACCACTACTGCAATAGTAAAACTGCGTCGAGGCCGCGCGTATCGCTGCCACACCGCCGCTGGTATAGGCACTTAGTGCTGGATAATTCGTGTTGCCGGTGTAGCTTGTCCATGCCGGCTGATCGTAGCTGGTAGGGTCGTTGTCGCTTGTCGTGCTCACAACAAATAAGGGCACGGTCGACATCCGACCAAACACCGTCGAGTTTGGCGTTGCCGGTCGGAATAGCTGATCGGTGAATGAACCACCTCCCGTCCACAGTTTCAGCCCCGGCCCATTTTGGTTGTTGTTATCTACCAAGTAGGCCAGCACGCCGATAGCGCCGAGTGACAGGCCGATCACGTAGTGCCGGCCTGTGTCTACCGAGTAGGTCGAGATTATCGTTGTCAAAAGGGCGTTGGCTGCGCGCTCATTCCAACCGCTGTTTGGCATTGCGTCGGCGTATCCGCCGAAGTTACCATTCGGGTCGGTGTCGCCTAGCGTTTGGTCGCATTCTGGCGCGACGATGATGCAAGGGAATGCAGTGCGGAATGCGACGTTGTTATAAAGCGAGTTGAGCGACTGCGTTCCGCCATTGATGTAGCGGTTGGCATTGACAAACCCGGTGCCGTCAGCCGGATAGGCGCTCCCGTTCATGCCTGCGAAGTCGGGGTGCAGAACAAACAGCACCGGATAGGTGAACGCCGGGTTGTACTGCGCCGGAAGCAACACATTGTAGTTCATAAAGTTGAGGCCGGACGGCGATCCGGTCAAAGGCTGATGTTGGTTTACCAACCAAGTGCCGGTCGTGACGGTGCCGGTAAGCGGAGCGACGATTGCATTGCTAGACGAAAACGAGGAGACAATTCCGCCATTGCTCCAAGTCACACCGTCAAGCGAGAACTCCATCTCGTAGGAGATCGGTTGCGTGCCGGTCGCCGAGGCGTTCCAAAGTAGTGGCACGGTTGTCGAAGTCGGTGTGCCCGCGGTCAGATTGGACGGTGCGCCAGGAATGACGGTGCTACCGCCGCCCCATGGCGGGAATGTCGAGGGGATGCCCGATGCAAACGAGAACGAAGACGATCCGGCGTTTATTGCCAGGATCGAACCGCCTTCCGCGGTGTTGAACAGAATGAAAATCGCGCCACTTAGTCCTGTGAGCGCCAAGCCGCCAACACCCGTTGCTGGGTTAGCTGTAGCACTATCATTCCATGCGTTTGCACCGAACGCCGCGCGCATGGCGGGCGAGGTAACCCAAAACACCCTATTGTCCGCGTCAACGCAGAAGGTAACGACAGCGCCGGCAACGTCTGTACTGCCGCCACTTGGCACGAGCACTTGAATGCTGTTGTTATAAACCGACAGTGCGGCTTGGCTGTTCGGCCCCGTGCTAGGAAAGAACATAATCGCGTCGGCGGCTTCCGCACCTTGCGAGCCTTGCGTGTATGCGCTGTCGCAGAAACCAATGCTGACGTTTTGTGTGAGTGCGGTAAGCGTAACCTCGAAGCTGGCCTTGCCCGATGCAAGCGACGTGGTACTAAACGTGTCTGCGAATATCGCATAGGAGTAAGCGACGCTCGAACCGGTTGCTGTTGCAATCAGGTTGCCGCCAGACAGCGTGATCGGTGCGGCAAGTTTCGCCGGGTCCCAAGTGACCAGCGTTCCGCCTGCGTTTGTTGTTGCCGTAAAGGTCACGGATGCCGGCCCGGTACCAACTCCATTTGTGGCAAACACTTGGAAGTCGTACTGCGTTGCCGCTGCCAGGTTCGGCGCGGTCGCGGTAAGCACGCTCAGGCTAGACGCAAAGGTTGTCCAAATGTTTGCATTATGCGGTGACACTTGGGCCGAATAGGTAAACGGTGCCGAGCCGGTGATGGGCGCTGACCACGACAACGAAACGCTTGTCGAGGTCAGTGCGGTCGATTGCACCGATTGCGGCGCTCCCGGTATAACCGCCGACGGTGCCGATGTAACTCGCGTTAGGATAACCGAAGCCGGGCCGGTGCCTGCGGTGTTGGAAGCTGTCACCTCGAAATCGTAAGAGGTCGAGGGCTGCAAACCGGTAATGGTGTCGGTCAATGCACTGGTAAACGGATTACCAGTCCAACCAAGCGGCGGAATGTTGTAGGTGACGGACGCGGAGTTGCCCTGCCCGTCGCCGATTGCGAGCGTGTGGTTGCCGACCGTTGTCACGGCTGGGTGGGTGAACGTAAAACTACCTAGCAGTACTGAATTGCCGCCAGGAAGCGGCCCCATTGCGCCGCCATCATCTGACTTGGTAAGCGTCGGTATGGTCGTGTAGCCGTTAAGTTGTCCCGTAACTACAAACGCGGTGTTTAGTACCACGCCGGTAATCGGATTGATAACCACACTGCCACCCGGCGTTCCCGGTGGGGTGGTCGGTGGGTCTGTTGGTCCTGCGCCAGACATGTTGCTAGAACCTCAATTGTTCACGGATAGTAAACGGTAACGCTCAGCCGTGGGTAGGTCTGCGCAGCGATCACACCTCCCGTGCCGACGGTGATTGTAGTTGTAGTGCCCGCATTGCTTGAAAAACCACCCGACGCATCTGTAGATACCTGTTGCCATCTGTGCACCGTGGTATTCTGCAACCCGCCGACTACTAGAGACACGCTACCAGACGAAGCCGCGGTGCTCGCATTGACGACGATGATGCCATTTGTCGTCGCCATCACGTTCATGTAGAGTAGGGCGGAGTTGTTGCCGATATTTGAACTCAGTGGTGCGAGGCTCGTGTTTGACACGACCACCGCGCCCGGCATGTGCTGCCCTGCGACCGACAGCATGAAGCAGTGCGGTGCCATCGTGGCAAGGCTGTTGGTCCATCCGTAAATGGCCTGTGCCCCGTCCCACACACCGCTTTCAAACAGCAACCGGCTCAGGCACCCGTTTATCAGCATGTTTGCATACGTTACCGACGCAACCATGTTGGTATTCTGCGCGGTGACTGATGGGCTGCCGCCGCCGTTATAACCAAATGCGTACTCGCTCAGACAGAACGGGTACTTGGCTCCATTGTAGGTTTCGTTCCCGGTGTTGATCTGGCCGAACGGTCCGTTACCCAACACGCCCTGTAACAAATCCGCCGCCACGCTACCGGCATCCGCCGCGCCTGCATACCAGTGTCCGGCAACGTAGTTCATCGCAGGATAGCCGTTAATACAATCCTGCGGGTAGGGTGCAACAATGATGCCCTGCGGCCCCGTCGGGCAGGTACCAAATTTGTAACCCTTGTTGAGCGCGTTTAGTGCCGGGAAGATCGCCGCGCTCATGGTCTGGCATTGCGCCGGGGTGGCGTTGTTCGCACCGCCTGTCTGTCCGTCTGGTTCGTTGAACACATCCCAGTACGTGACATGCACGCCGGCGGCTTCCAGATGGTTCGCCAGAAGGACAACCTGATTTGCAAACGCCGAGGGGTTTGCAGTCGTGTAGTTGGAATTGCCGTTCGGGTCGATGATGGTGTACATCAGGACGGCGTTTGGTAGTGCTGTCCTGAGGTTGCTGGTCAGCGGGTTTAGCGGCGTGAAGTTGGGCGTGCTGCTGTTTGGATTGTTGCCGAAGATGGAGGCGATCATCCCCTCACCTTGTAGTCGCCAGCTTTGGATGTTCAGCGACGCCATCGCCGAAACCCAACCCGCATCGCCGAAGCTGGCATTCCAAGTGCCGTTGTTGGTCGACTGCGACACTCCCCATAGTTCTTGCGGACAGACAACGCCGGTCTGCGACGTTAGGTTGACATTGATTGCGCCGGTCGTCGGTGTAGCAACAGGGGAACCGATTGTAAATCCAGTACCGGGAGGTATGACCACGGCGGCGGTGGTAGCAGTAGCAACTGCGGAAGCAGTTCCGTTGCCGGTCGCATTCGACGCAATCACCTCGAAATTGTATGTGGTGTTCGGTGTCAGGCCGGTGACCGTTTGCGTCAATGCGGTTGTGTTTGGCGAGAACGGTGCAAACGCCGCGGTGCCGGTTCTAAAGTTGACCGTGTACGCTGTAAGCGCGCCGCCGGTAATGGGAGCGGTCCACGTTACCTTGATCGTTGTGGTACTAAGTGTGGTTGCTGTCACGCCTTGCGGTGGGCCGGGAACTGCCAACACGCCGGGAGTTGGTCGCCATTGCAGTACGTAATTCAGCGGTGGCGTTCCGACAGATGGCGCGGTCCAACTCACTTGAACCGAACTAGATGTAACCGTGCCGATTGTCGGGCTGATCGGCGCAGACGGAAGCAAGACAGCCGCAAGCGTAGTGACAACTGTAGGACGCACGATGGTCGCTGAGCCGGCGCTGTTCGTCGCGGTCACTTGGAAATTGTAGGTGGTGTTCGCCAGCAAGCCGGTGACGTTTAGTGTAAGCAGAGTTGTCGGCGATCCGACATTGGCAAACGCCCCAGTCGAGCCGACACGTTGTTGTAGCTGGTAGGTTGGCGTCGGCGTGCCGGTCGAGGCAGTCCAAGTCATTGTAAGCGAGGTTGGTGTAACATTGGATGCCGTCAAGGCACCCGGAGGACTGGGAGGCGATGTGCCTGCAATCGTTGAACCGATAATCGTAGTGGAGTTGTTCGTGCCGGCTGCATTGATTGCCTGCACTTCAAAATCGTAAGGCGTCGCGGGAGCAAGCCCGGTTATCACAACAGGAGGGCCGGACACCGGCGAACCAAATGGCAGGAAGGTACCAATGCCACTGACGCGGAACAACGGCTGATAGGTGATCGGCGCGGTGCCGCTCGATCCGGTCCACGTCAGCGTAACTGCCGAGGCGGTCTGATTTGACACTGATACTCCGGTCGGTGCAGTTGGCGCAACGCCGCTTGCCGCGGTTTCGACGGTGATGAATGCCGATGTTGCAGCGCCGGACGTGTTGCTAGCGACCACTTCAAAATCGTACGAGGTCGCAGCAACCAAGCCCGTTACTGCTTCCGAGGTTGTAGTGGTCGCGCTTCCGAACGGCGCGAACGATCCGATCCCGGCGAACCGCATTTGAACTTGGTAGGATATCGGTTGCGAGCCTTGTGACGATTGGCTCCAGTTCAACACCAGCGAGGTCTGCGTTATGCTGCTGGGTATCAGCGAAGTCGGGGCAGTCGGTGCGGTCGCGCTCGTAGTGAACACGACGATTGAAGAGTTGGTCGCGCCGATGTTATTGGTAGCTGTAACCTCGAGTTCATAAGTGGTCGATGGCTCCAACCCGGTCACCACCTCGTCCAACGAAAAGACGGGCGGACCGTAAGACAGCCACGGGTTCTGACCAAGCGGGCTTTGAACTCGGTAGCGGATTTGATAGGAGGTAACGTCAGACATGCTATGAACTCGCTGTCCACGTCACATCTACCGACGTATCGCTTAGGACGGTAACTATGACGTTGGTGGGAGCTGTCGGGATGCGATCTGCCGCCACGCCGGGCGTGACAAAGGCCGGATTAGAAGGACCGAATGTGCCGTACTGCGTTTCCAAACCAAACGTCGCCGAGAAGGCGCGCGTGTTCGGCTCAAAGACGGAATTGTAGTTGTCGATTGCAGTAATGCCTTGCGTTGTTAGCACTCGGTTGCGGATAACCGGATCGCGTAGCAGCCCAGTGCGAACACCCAACACCGAATTAGCCCAGTCGGTTCCGTCGCTGGTATCGAGGAACCATGAGCCGAGCCGCAACTCCAATCGGGTTTGTACTGCCTGCGCTGGCGCTTCCGGTTGATTGACGTAGAAGTTGGTCTGCTGTTGCCCGAACGTAAAATCGCCGGTCGGTGAGAGTTTGCGGTATCTCATGTTAGGTTCCCGGTGTCGGAGGAACTGTCGAGGAAGCAGAGGTGCCGCCGGTGCCGTGCCGGTGTGCTCCAAGTGTGACCTGATCTCCGGTGCCGACGCCCCTTCTAATTTCGCCGCTAACGTCTAGGTTGCCGTTTATCTTGACGGTCGGCGCGGTCACAATAACCTCACCGGCTGCGCTATCGAGCGACAAGGTAATGCCATTTGAAACCAGGTGCACTCTCTTGTTCGGCAAATCCACTTCGACAAAGAGCGTGCCATCATCTGAGCGCAGTTGCACGGTCGAGGTCGACACGCCGCCGATCTTGGTCTTTTGGCTGAACGGGCCGGGCAGTGCAAAGCCATCCGACAGATCGTGTACACGGTTTTCAAATTGCGGTTGCACGCCTCCATTCGCCCACCAGTTGTCGATGCAACGCGACGAAAACACAGTTAGGATTTCGTCATTCGGTGCGTGCGGGAACGTCAGCGAGTAGCCGCCACCATGCGGGGTGACAATGGGCACATCGGGTAGCAACGGGAGATTGGTAGGCACACGAGTTCCGTCGGGCTTACCGACCAGCGATTGGATTGCGGGTTGCACCGTGACGGTTAGCTTGTTGAGGTCGACCGTTTGAACGATACCAGGAAGCGAAGTCCACATCTTCACTTGGCGCGCGTCAAGAGCGGCCTTGATCGCGCCTGCGTTGTTGTCCGGTACTCTCTCGCGATAGTCGACCATTCAAGGTACCGTCACAAAGTAGAGATGGCTGCTTACGCCTAAGCTGTCAAACGTCGGTAGCGCCAATGGATCAGAGTCCACGACAACCCATAGCTGCCCTGGGAAACCTAATTCCTGGTACTGCGCCATGAGGTCGGCACCCGGAAGCAACGGGATGCCACCGATCAGCAAATTGTTGTTCACATCGGAAATGTCCATGATCCATTCTTGCGCCTGAAAGTCACGCCATTGCACAAAGAAGTTGTAGCTGATGCTCGATAGCGTCATACTAAATGTCTGTGGTGTAGACGGGAGCAACGGGATTTCGTTTACTGTTGCCATATTGGATATCCTGCATACTGCACCGGCAACGCGGCTTTAGTCGGGCCTTGCTGGTTTAGCGCCATCGCTTGTATGTGGGTATACCACTCATTGCCGCGCGTGTCGCCAACATGGTCTACAGCGAACACTTTGTACAGACCATCCCACCTCGCAGACAGATTGCCCTTAAGTATCGCGTTGGCGAAGATCGAATTGTCAGCCACACTGGTTCCAAACTGCGCCTGCTGGATGTCTTTGTTGTTGATTTGAATAAGCGTGCCCGGTCCAATGCTAGGATTTAACAAGCACTGCACTTCGATCCCCTGCGGTGTCTGCGTAGGGACGCCGATCATGCCGGAGGCTGCATTTATCGCCACCGCCTCGCCGGGCTTGTAGGCAGAGACAGGAAGCCAATTCATCGCGCCCTGGTGGACGTACGCATCCTGTATGTGCGTCGTCTTCAAGGTCGACACGGTATCCCGTGTCATACCAAAGCAGGCTTTGCCGCGCACCGATGGGTTTTGTTGTACGCTGTCCGGCAGATCGCCGACCGAGATGTTATACGCTGCCAGCGATCGTTTTACCTGCGCGTTTACATCGTTTGGTGTCCAACCAGCCGAAAGCGTTACGTTCATTGTGCCCCAGGTGTGTCCCCAGTCGCCGTCCGCCGCGAGTATCCAAGCGTATTTGTCTGTAGGTGATTCCCATTTGTCGATTACCTGCATGAGGTCGCCTTTGAAAATGATCCCAAAGTTGCCCTCGTACCCGGCACTTAGTATCACTTGACCGGGGTTGCCAGAAACCGGCGTACCATCCGCATTGAGCACGCCCGGAGCGGTAGTGTTTATGTTTGTCAGCGTATCGCCGGATGGACCACTACCGCCGGTCAAAGCCACCTGTGGCACTACAGGAAAATTGATTAGCTTCGTCATGGTCGCTTCGGACAGATTGTAAACCTGTATCTTGGCAACCGCCGGATTGCCGAGGACTTCCGATGTAATCGAAAACGTGCAACGCAGTGCACTCAACTCTAGCGCCGCATCAGTACCGGTAGGTCCGACAATGATCGAGACTTTCCGAAGGAACTGCTTCGTTCCCGAGTTGGGCGCGGACGGGATTGTAGTTTGCGCTTGTGACATTTACGTACCTACTGAAACGCCGCCACCTAGTCCGCCACCTGCGCCAGCGGGTAGCGTTGCCAGACCAGCCGACGCTGGCGCAAAGAATTGTTGTGTTCCCGGTGGTATCGGTGGCACTGGCAATGCCTGTACCGGCCCGCGATCTGTCGTGTTTGTAGTATCCGCCGGCTGCGCTTGATCCGCTGCCGGTGCGACAATAGTTGCCGCCGAGGTCTGCACGATGAAAATTTGGCGGCAGTAAGCCGAGACGATCAGGTTGTACTCGCTATGCTGATCGGTCGTCACCTCAAGTTCCGTCAGCATCATGTTGTCGTAGTTACGCTTGCCGGTTATCAGCGTGAACGGTACGCGGTTTTGCTGTAGGTCGCGCAATTGTCCATACACGGCGTCGATGTTGGATTGGCCTGTCTCTACAAAGCGGTCGATGTTGCCGAGCGCCGACGGCAGGCTACCAAACGACTCTGGTATGAATGCGTTTGACCAACCATAGCGCAGCGACACTTCAAACGGAAGCATGTAGGCATGGTCGGTGATCTGCGCACCAAACTCAACAGGATGTTGCGTCAGTTGCAAACGGTCGGTGTGGCGTTCCTCGATTGTGCAATCAGGGATGATTGTCCCGATGCTGCGTGCCGGTTGCAACAGGACAGATGTCAACCCAGCGCCAACACCGGGGATGCTCGCAAGGGCACCAATAATCCCGCTCATACGTACGCTGTCCTCAAGTGATGGATTAGGTTCTGTTGCGTGCGATCCGTACTGCGGTCGACCAATTCAGCAACGCGCTGTGGATCGTTGACGCCGGTGATGTTGATATGCGTGTTGCCGGTAGCTACGTTTACATTTTTGCTGTTGTTGTTCGCGCCTGTGACGTAGGGCAACGGAGCAGTTGGTGTCTGACTGCCGCCGGTGAGTGCACTAGGCTGGTTGAAGTTGCGCAGCATTCTCGCGGCGTTTGCGACGCGCGTATTATACGTGTGGTCGGAAGCCCCTGGCCGTTCCGAGTTGTATCCAGCTAGTGTTGCCGCAGTTGAAGTTGTCGCGGCTCTGAACTCGTTTCCCGCCTTTGCTTCGCTGCCCGACGCGCCGAACTCCTGCCACCAGAACTTCAACTGTGTTTGCAAATCCCACCAGCCGGTGCCCTGCGACGCCGCATAGTCGAGCAATGCTTTCTTGCGCGGTCCAAGCCACTGCATCAAACCAAGTGCGCCGGATGTTTGGTTGACCGCGGCAGGATCGAGGCCGCTTTCGCTCACCCAGTTGGCGACAATGCCCGACGCTTGCTCCGGTGTGATACCAAATTGTTTTACTAGGATGCTCATTAACTCATTGGCTTTGATTGCCATATGAGCACCCATCGGTGCGGGGGGTGTCGTGTCGCCCGGTCCACCTTGCACGCCGTACTGCGTCAGTGCAGCGCCGGCACCCGCGCCACCGCGACCTATACCCCACTCGTCGTTGTCGTTACCAAATCCCGGCGATCCCATTTCCATGCCGCCGCCTTCACTACCTGTGTAATTCGTGCCGTTCCACATGCGGTCCATGAAGTCGCGGACAGGGTTGGTATCGGGTGCGCCACCTTGCAGCACTCGCATCTGATCGAAGGTAAGGACTTTACCCGTCTTACGATCTTTGAATGTCGGGATCGGATCGGTGATGCTGTTACCGCCGACTTTGTCGTAGCCCATTTCGTCGGCTTTTTTGTACATCTTTTGATTGGCGTTAAGGTTCTCCGTGTAGGTAATGCCAAGCGCCGCGAGTGCGCCGGCTGAAACAAGGCCGAGTGCGCCCATAGCTGTTATCAGCCAAATAAGCGGTTTTACTAGACGCGGACCGCCGATGAACGCTGCCAGTGCTTCAAACGGCGCGATCAGTGAGCGATCTACACCAAGTCGATCAGTGAGCGGGAAGATGTAGTTCTCATTGAGGTCTTTCAGCGCCGCCTTTACCGCGTCGATTGCGGGTTTCCAAACCGACCAGTCGATAAGCCCTTTCTTGCCGCCGCTTTCATACCATGTGTTGTAGTCAGCGGTCAGTGCTTCAATCGCTGTGTATACACCGATAATCTCGGTTGCAAGCCCAAGTCCGGGCACGCCGAGCATTGCGCCGGCTTTGCCAATCAGTCCCGCGCCGCCTTTGATAGTGAGTGCGATGCCAGCGAGGGCCGCACCCGCGGTTGCCAGCTTTTGCTGATTTGGTGTCAACGTGTTGAACACGTTGCTGGCCGATGTAGCAACGTCGTCAAACCCCTTTTTGAACTGGCCTATGTCAGAAGTAATCGTCGGCGTGTTGGTTTCCAACCAGTTCTTGAACATGTCGAGGCCGTTGACAATGCTATTGCCCCACTGCTGGTAAACGTTCTGGCCTAACTCCTGAAACGTCTGCTGTATGGTGTTTAGTATCTCGTGCTGTTTCTTGGCGGTTTCGGTCAGCTTATCCCAGTCGAGGCCCATAGTACCTTGACGGGCGAGGTCTGCCGCATATTGTTGACGTGTTTCCGGGTTTTCCAACCGCAACATCATATCGCGGTTGATGCCAAGTTGTCTCGCTTGCTCTAACGCCTGCTTCTGACCCATTTCGCCGGTCATCTTCGACCAGCGTTCGCCAAGCTGCATAAGTGCTTGAACTGGGTCTACATTGTCGCCAACGCCAAACATCCGCAGTAGGCCCGGATTGCTGGCACGGAGGTACGCAAGCCTTTCGAGTGCGCCGCGCGCTTCCTCTGCGGTACCACCAAGCTGCTTGATTGCAAACTCAAATGCTTGAATGTCTTTGGCCGGAGCGCCAATGCGACCGGCGGCAAATGACAACCTGGCGATGCTGTCGCCGATTTTTAGTATCGCTTCACCAATGCCAATGGCAGCGCCGGTGGCTTCCACCGCCAGCGTTGCCAACTCTTCCGTCGCGTGCTTCAAGCCTTCGGAGACTTTCTTAATCCCCTCGCGGCCCTTCTCCATAGCCTCCATGAACTTCTTGTGTCCGGCTTCGTCTACTTTGAAGCCGAGCGACACCAGAAATTCTTGAATTACGTTAGCATCAGCCATGGACTACTCCTCTTGCATAGCCTGCTGTAGCCGGTATTGGTTTTCGTCCTGCACGTCTATGCACTCATTCGCCATAAGGATATCTTCGAGTGTAAGTGTGCCGTCCAACAGGCTTTCAAGTTTGCACATGCCCCTATGTGCCGGTCGGCATAACCAGTCCTCGCCGCTTGCCATTTGGACAAATTCTAACGGCCGTTTAGTATTGTAGTCGATGTGGGACTCCCACTGGGGAGCGGGGCGGGCATAAAACCCCCGAGGTTGTCCTGAATTACCGCAAACGTCAGTTGCATAAGCACGTTCAAGGTAATGTCTGCGAACTGCGGTTGATCCGACGCTTTGTTCCAAACCGGTATCCAGTGGTCTCCCTGTCGGCGCATGACGACGCTCATGCACGTCGAAAGTACGTAGTCGCAATCGGTGTCGGGCAATGCACGGATCGCATCGGCCAGCACTGCGAAGAACTTGGCATTGTCCGGCTGTCCTGTCGCCGCCATGTCCTCGCCTGTCCCGTTCAAAGGCGCGGGAGCGGCCTGTCCATCCGTCGCGAGCGCAGAGATGCTGGCGATGACAGGAGCGAGCCGCCTTGCGACGTGGAATTGTAGCTTCGCGTTTAGTTGCCCGGTGCGGTATTGAATACCGTCTATGTTTGGTTCAGTGGTCATTTGGTTTCCTCTTAGTTATACGACCCCAGGATGCGGTCGATCAAGCCGACGTTGAAACTCCACTCGTTCATCGTGCCCACTTTGGCGTAGCCGAGGTTGGGCGAGCGGCGGAACGCAGCCAAGCGACCGGAGGTTACATCGCCCGATGCCGTGTGCGACACGACAATTACGTTCTGTCCCCAGGTGCCGGAACTCAGCGTTTGGAAGTCATACATGACCTGCAACTGCTGATTGGCGGCGGAGGTCTTGAGCAACCGAATGGTAATGGTGCCGTGTTTGCCGGAGTGCAGCGAGTGCATCACGCTGCCGTCGGCACCAACTGTCATGGTGTCCTTGTCTTCGGCTTGCTCGATTGTAATGCCTTCCTCTGCCGGGGCCGCTCCGTTGCCCAGTGAGATAATCCCGCCAGGTCCGGTCAGTGTGCATTGCACGTCTGCAAATGCGTAGGCGATGCTCATAGTTTCTACTCCTCACAACTTGACTGGTTCAGCGGTTGACGTTAATCGCGACGTTCGCGAAGTGGACAGCCCCGGCGAGTTTGATTGCGCACTGGATTGTTGGTGCCTTGCGCGCCTCTCGGTCACCCTGCGACTGGGATGCAACAGACGGCGTAAACACGTAGTAGCCTTTGGCAAGCGTGTTGCCGGTTTGCAGAACGCCGAACTGGAGCGACGAAGTCCAAATGCCCGGTGCGATCATGCCGTTGTTGACACCGCGATCCAGCGAGGCTTCCACGGTAGTTGCGATTTGGTGGATGCCAGGATCGGTCTGCGGTATCTTGGTCGGCGAGGTGAACAGCAGATTGAACACGTCCGTTTGCACTTGGTTTTGCAGCCAGTCGGCGTTGTGTCGCTCGTCAAAGAAAATGCCGGAACACATCACGCCCTGCTGAATGATCGCAGCGCCGTTCATGTACGCGACAAAGACGTTGACGTTTTTGGTGTTGAGCGCGCCGGCCTGTGTCTCGTTCAACGTCTCGAAGGTAACGCCCGGCTCCTGTTTGAACTTCAGGGTGATGGTCGTGTTGTTCGCGGTGAAGTCGACCGTGAACGCACGGGCGAACATTGAGCACACGGCATAGGGCGACGACGTGCTGTACTGGACAAAGGTCCGCGTGTAACCAAGCCCTTTTAGTACCGAGCCGAGGTCGGTACTCTGCGCCGGGTCGAGTGTAACCGGGTCAAACGTGGTGATGCCGAAGATGGTCGAGGGCGACGCGCCTTCCACGTATGCAGCGCAAGCCTCGTACTGGGTGTCGGTCGGCGGAGTTGCAGTGCAGAACGTCAACCCGTAAATGTCGCCATTTAGTCCGGTCAATGCCTGGATCGCTGCGACGGGTGTCTCTGCCGCTTGCCCGATAATTGGAGCGGAAGCGCCGCTTGCCTGTGTCAGACCGAGCAGAGTTGCTACTTGCGCGCCCGAGCCAGGATCGGTGCCATAGCTGACGGTCGAGGTGCCGCCGCTCGTGTGCGAAGTAACGACGAAGCGACCAAATGTCGCGTCGAAGACAACATCCGCTGCCGCAGTAAGCGCCGTGTCCATGACGGTTGCAGCGCCGTTCAAGTTGGAAATCAAATGGAAGTCCAACCCGGTCAAGCTATGCGGTGTGCCGTCAACCGATATCGTCATTGCGCCGGCAGAGACAGCCTGCAACGCGGTAAGCAGTGTCGCCTGCTGGCCGGGACTAAACTCTGCCCCGTTTAGTTCTCCCGCGGTCGCGGTCTGCGCCCACCGTGCAATGTAGAGGATTGCCGGTTGTGGGCTTTGCGAGAAGAACAAATCCGCGCCGAGGTACTCCGGCGCACTGGTACCAAAATCGGTTGCGACACCAGCTAGCGTCGTGTACTGACGAATGCGCGACACGACATCAATGACATTGCTGGAACCAAGTATAGCCAAGGCTCCAAAGTTACGCGAAGGCACCGCAATCGGGAGCAGGTTAATGGAAACCTGCACCACGTCGCTGACAGAAAGTCCAGTTGAACCGCTCATTGCGAGGCTCCTAACCTGCTGCTGTTACATCAAACGGATCGGACACGCCTGTATCGGATGTGATCGTTCCCGCGCTTTCAACAATGTCCAACACGTTGTAGTCGCGGTCGACCGCTTGCGCCAAATGGATCGGCACGTCCGCTCGATTGATCCACTGGTAGTTCGTTAGGTCCGGTACTGCTGCAATCTCTCCCGCGTCGATTACCTTGACGCCAACAGTGTTTAGTAGTTCCTGGTTCTGCCAGACGTAAAGCCCATCGCGTAGTTGTTCCGCTATGCCCTGACAACCGGGTCCAAATATGGACGCGAGCACAGTCAACTGCGACCACCGCGTAAGGCGATCTGGTCCGCCGTTTATGTGTCGGATTTGCGGGTAGTCGGTCGAGGTGCGCAGCGTTATGCCAACCCCACACCAAAGAGTGCCGGCTGGCGGTTGGTTCGGCGGCGTGATGCGGTTGCCGTTCACGTCGATACCTGGTTGCCAGCGCGGGCGTACTAAGTTTGCCGGAATGCCGGTGATCCCTGAGATGGTGTCGTGTATGACATTCATCAGTGCATCATCGGATAGCGGTGTGTTTAGTTGCGGGAGGAAGCCGCCAGTTGCGGAGGAGTTCGGCATGTCACGGGCCGCTGGTTATGATGTTGCTATTAGGCGACGAAGCGACCAGTTGCATTAGCTGGCAGACCGCATGGACAAAGCCGCGTCCATAATTGGTGTAAGATTGCGCATTGACCACGAGGTAATCGCGACCGTTCCAAGTGACGACATCCGCTTGCGTGGTGTCGGACGGTCCCTCAAGTCGGAACTGTGTCCATATCTCGATTGCGCCGCTCACGTTCACCATATCGGGCATCATGTTGAGTGTGCGTCCTGACATCGGCTGGACCGATCCAACCAAATTAGGAAACACGCGCGGCGCTACCGCTGTAACGCGCCCGTTGCTGTCGATGATCTGTTGCGCGCGGCTCGCTTGGAACACATCGTTGGCGATGTCAGGATCGGTCAGGATGTCAACAACGTCGATATTTGGCATGTCACTTGACCTTGCGAATGACGTAGGTAACCGACTTTAGCAACTCGCCGGTGTTGAATAGCGGAGTGAGGTTGTCCTTACCCCACACGAACAGATCGGTGCCCGCCTTGCGCATTCGTTTGAGCCGGCGCTTGCCGCCCTGTGTTTGACGCAACCGAGCGGCCACGGTTGACTGCGCCAGAGGCGGCGGTATCTTGTTACGTATTGTCGCTTGCACCGAGTTCGCCGCACGCTGGCCGATTGCGTTTAGTTGTTTGAGCACATCGTCGAGTTTGCCAGCCATGGCGTATTTGCCGGCGCGTTGCAGACCTGCGATCGTTTGCGTTTGCACTGCTGCGACGCCAGGTACAAGGAACGGACGCGCCGGAACATTCTTGTCCGGCATTCCGTGTTCCATCAGGTAACCGATAACCGGATTTGTAATCGCTCCGTCAGTGCGGCCCGCGTTCTCACCTGGAATGCCGACATAGACACGAACGCGGGACAGCGCCCGAATTGCTTCGATTACCTCTTTGCTTTTGTCGTTTATGGTGACTGGCATTTAGAAACCGTCGTTGTGAATGACGCCCGGCCAGCCCGGACCATTGATCCGAATGTCACCGAGATTGCCACCGAGTTGCGAGCCGCCCATACCCACCAACTTCATCAGGTGGTAGAAGCGTCCACCAAATGAGGTTGACGCCCAAAAGCCCGCGCCTTGTTCAACACCAATCGAGGTGTCGAGGCCGACCGAAACGCCGCCGACCGATTTGGAACCAAACACGCCAGAGATAGGCGAGCCTGGTACAGCGCCACTTGCCGCCGCGTTTTGGTCGCGTTGGCTTAGGATCAGGTAGTGCGCAATGAACAGCGCCATTCCCATATTGCGCCAAGGTTGGGGCCAGCGCGCCGGGTCCAACGTTTGGTTTGCGAAGTCGGCGTACATCATAATCTCGCCGTCGCTGTAGGTCTGTTGGTCGCGGAACGCTGGAAAGACTGCGCGAAACGCTGTGGGTGAAAGCACATCCGGTACCGGCTGCACAACACCGTTGGCGTCAACAAATCCGACCGCTGTCACTGCTTCGCCCTCGACACGTTACGAACAATTGCATCCGCGGTTATCCTTGCACGAGTGCGCGTCATTGCACTGTCCAAGGCTGCGCGCCCCGACAAACCGCGCATCCGTGCATCATGCACAGCACCTTTGAAAAACACCTTTTTGTCACCGGAGATCATCTTGCCGAGTAGTTTGTTTTCCGACCCCTCTGCGCGAATGCCCGGTGCTTCGCGTGGCGAGTAACTAGCTTCGTCGCTCGACATGCCTCCCATGCCGGCAGACGATGGAATAGCCTCCATAGTGTCCTTTTGGTTTTCGACTGCGCGCCGGTTACCTCCCGACGCGGCACCGAACTTTTCATCCTTCATCCCAGTACGCCGGCCCAGGTTGAGTTTGAATTTGCTCATAGCATCAGCGAAGTCGCTGCGTTTGGTTCCGGTCATGCGATTGGTGATCTTTTCCAACTCAGCCTGGTATGGTGGGTCCTGGTCGTCGCGAGTGTGGCGGCGGTCGACACCGGTGATCTTGCCTTTATTCTTCGAGGCATAAAAGACACTCTCACCTTTCTTGCCACCATACTGCTTTTTCATAGCCGCCATTATCTCGCGGCCTTTCGATGACAATGGCACGGCCTTGCTCCTTTACGGGTTGGGTTCAAATGACGGCCCGAGGTGTTGACGCAGCTTGCTCTGTCGTGCGCGGCGTTCTTCCTCGTATGCGGCTTGTTCCTGTTGCTCGATCGCGGCCTCGATACGCTGGCGACGCGCCGCCGCCGACTGTGCAACTTCAACTGCGCGCTGCGTTCCCGGCATAGGCTCTGCATCCGGCGGCGGGTTGACCAAATGAAACTTGGTAAACCAGTGATCCGCATCCTCCGGCGACAAGTCGTACTCTCCCGGCAATCCGCAGTTGGTGCCTTGCGGCGTATAGGTAGTAACCGTATGGCGAGTGTTGAGTGCGAACGGCTTCAACACCTTTACGCGCACCATACCGGGCGGCGTATCGGTTTGGTCTGCCGGGCGATCCGGTGCGGGAGGCACCGGCATTGCTTCGGCCTGTTCCATCGCTTCAACCGAAGCATCGTCAGCGCGTGCGTCCTGTTCGGCTTCCACGCGGTCGGCTTCGTCCTGCTGCTCCGGTGCAACTTCCGGCTCAGTGTCTTCAACAGGCGGCTGTTCCGCGTCAACCGCCGCAGGCTTAGTCAGGTTCGGGTTACGTGCCATTTGTATTTCCTCCAAACAAAAGCCACGGTCCGAAGTTTGAACCGTGGCCTTTCACATCAGATGCCGTCGCGGTAGGAAATGGTCTCAGGATAGACAACTTCGACCACGCCGAGCCGACCGTAGTAGGTGGCGATCTGCCAAATCGACCGGTACTCAACCGGCGTGTGCTGCAACGGAACGAGCGGATAGCGGACACGATCCTTGTCCTTCGTGTAGGCGACCATACGGTTGGTACCGCCGGCACCCAGACCGGTCAGCCACTTCACCGGCTGGATATTCAAAGGCTTGCCGTAGGACGCATTGGTAAGCGAGTTGTTGCGGACGAACTCCAGAATAGACACGTTGCCCGCGTCGCTCACCTTCTGCGACGAAATGTAGGAGAACTGGATAGGCGGCAAACGCAACTCCGTCGGGACCAGCGCCATGCCCGAGTTCTGCCACGTAGCAGTGAGCACAGAGTTTACGTCCATCAGAATTTCGTCGGGCGACTTGGTACCGATGCCGGTAGCAGTGCACCAAGTGGTGGGGTTGCCCGACTCTGCGCCGGGAGCAACGTTGGAAGGCGTCACAAGTGGCGAGTTGAACAGGCCGAACTTGGAATACGTGGTGTCACCCACATACACCATTTCGTCCACGTCCATCTGGTACTTGAGGCGCATTCCATCGTACTTCTGCGCGTCGATAGGACGACCGATCTTGTTGGCCG